ACCCAGTATTTCGACCGTAAGGAGGTGCGTAAGTACGACCTCTTTACACAGTATGCTCTGATCGCGGCCACGCAGGCCGCCGAGGACAACGAGCCCGCAAACACCCCGGACAGCGAACTGGAGACCCCGGCGACCACCATCGCCCGTGCTCTGGCAACCTCTGGTTGGTACGTGCTCTGCACCGCAGGCGTTGACCCTGCCAAGTACGAGGAGATTGCCGCGTACATGGAAACGCAGGAGAAACTTTTCTGCTACACGGAGCTGGACTGCTTCGCAGCCCCCGGAACCGTCCGTGAGGACGGCGAGGATCTGGTGCAGCCGTCCGTCGGCAACGTCTACTTCCGCACTCTGGGCGTTTATGGCCGCGAAACTACGGATCAGGCCGACGAGGACATCCCGCCCGCGAATCGCTACATCAACGTGGCGTTCGTTGCGAAATGGCTGAACTACGAGGCTGGTAGCGAGACGACTGCCTTCAAGCAGCTTGCTTCCGTGTACCCGTCCAAGCTGACCAGCACGGAGATGAAGGCTCTGGCCGACAAGAGCCTGAACTACTTCATCACGGTTGGAAGCAAGAACCTGAGCATGAACGGCAAGGTCATCGGCAACGAGTGGGCGGACATCATCCGGTTCCGCGACTGGCTGAAGAACGATATGCAGCTTCGTGTTGTCAATCTGTTCGTCACCCGCCCTAAGGTGCCGTACACCGACGCGGGCATCTCTCTGGTGCAGAACCAGATGATTGCCTCGCTGAAATCCGGTCAGGACGCCGGCGGCATCGCAGAGAGTGAGTTCGACGAGGACGGCACCGAGATTCCCGGCTACGTCACGTCCGTCCCTCTGGCTGCCAGCCTGTCCGCGTCCGAGAAGGCGTCCCGCAAACTGACGAAGTGCAAGTTTAAGGCCAGACTGGCCGGTGCGATCCACTTCGCCGAGCTCAAGGGCAGCCTGACCTACGAACTGTAAGGAAGGAGGAACTGAGACATGGGTAAGATCAAGACCTACAACCCGAAAGAAGTCACGATTGCGCTCGGCAACCACATTGTCGCCGGCTACGCCGACGACAGCTTTATCACCATCGACCCGAATGGAGACGGCGTCACCAAGAAGGTCGGTTGCGACGGCGAAATCGTCCGCAGTATCAGCCCCGATGATACCTACATCGTGAAGCTGACCGTGCTGCAGACCTCCGAGACGAACAGCTTCCTGCAGAACCGCTTCAAGCAGGATCGTCAGACCGGCGACGGTATGTTCCCGATCCTGATTAAAGACCTGAAGGGTGGTATGGTGTTCAGTTCCGACGCGGCATGGCCCGCCAAGCCCGCATCCCGCGGCTTCGGCAAAGAGTCCAACAACCGCGAGTGGGAGCTGCACACCGGCTCTGGCGAGCTGACCGAGTAAGCAACGCAAAGAGGCCGTCCGTCAAGGGCGGCCTCTACCGTACATAACGAGGGGGTTATGAACTATGAGAAGAATGCAGACGATTGAGAAGGTCATCGGGGAGAACACGTTCTATATCCGCCCGTTCGGCGCCTTTGCGGCGGCGAACATCAGCGGTGAACTGGCTGCCTTGCTGTCCCCGATTTTGGCGGGCATCGCCCCGCTGTTTGGCGGCCTCGACACGGGAGACGGCGGCTCTGACGCCGCAGCGAACCCGCTGGACATGGACATCGAGGAGGCTATGCCTGCCATCAGCAGCGCACTCTCTACGATTTCTGGTGACAAGGTCGAACGCATGATGCGCCGCCTGCTGATCGACCAGCAGAATATCAGCGTTCAGGGCGAGGACACCGACGGTGACACCGTCATTCTCGACAAGGATCTGGCTGACGAGGTGTTCTGCGGCGAACTGCAGGATATGTTCATCCTGTGCTACGAAGTTATCAAACTGAACTTCAAGGGTTTTTTCAAGAGAGTCGGAATCCGATCTGGCAGCCTTATCGACAAGCTGCGGAAGGGGACTCCGACATCCGAAAATGGGGAGACTTCGACTTCGGACGCTTCAGCGAGCTTGAGCTGAGAATGTACTCGCTTATCAAAGCGGGTATTGCCACGAAGTCCGAGTTGGACGAAGCCTACACCCTCGACGAAGCTCTGAAGCTGTACGCGCTGTATAGCATGGACAGGGACATCGAGCGGTTCCAAGTTGAGGAGATGCAGGCCGAAATGGGCAGATAAAAAGCCCGCTCTGCGTGGGAGCGAGCTTTTCCATTTGCACCTCAGTACATGATGCGGACGAGGGCTTTGTAGTTGCCGGCGTCAAGCGAACACAAAGCCTTAGTCCCGTCTTTGAAGATGATCGAGACAGTGTAATCGCTGTTCTTTTTGGCGGAGTTAGCTCCAGCGATGGCGCCAATTCCGCCAAAGAGTGCTGCGCCAACAGCACCGCGGGCCACGCCGCTGCCCATGCTGGAATTGCCCTCCTGCATGACCAGCTCGTAGTGGTCTACGGTAGTCTTGTTGATGAAGGTCTTCTTTGCGCCGAAGAATTTGTTCTCGGTAATGAGAAGCCCTTTTTGTCGCCCTTGAACGAAATCAGGCCGCTGTAATCACCGGCGAGAACCGTGTTTGCCATGATTGTGTGCTCCTCTCTGAAATATAGCCTTACGGCTTATGAGTAATATCCCATCAGCTTTAAGCGGCACGGTCAACACGGAGCGGTCAAATCTGCTATGAAAGGAGGGCGATTGTTCGTGACGATTGCGAAGTTTATCAACGAGGTTGGTTTCAAGGTACGCGAAGGCGACGTGAAAAAGGTCAACGGAACGATTTCCAACATCAAGAACACAGCGGCGAAGTTGCTCGGCGCAATCGGTATCGGGTTCAGCTTGACGCAAATCAATGCCCTCGTGGAAGAGTGTGGGCGAGTCAATGAACAGGTCAAGAACTCAACCGCCGCGCTCGGAGACCAAGCTGAAATCCAGAAGAAAATCATGGAGTCTGCTCGGCAAACGCGAAGCAGCTACGCAGAAACTGCCGGAGTGATTTCTGACCTCGTGCATGAAAGCCCGGAGCTATTTGGTAACATCGACGAGGCGGTCAAATTCAATAATGCAGCAACAATGCTGTTTAAGTCTGCTGGTAAGACGAATGAAGATATTGCCGGCCTTATGGAGGCAATCAACAAATCCTTTGCCAAGGGTTATGTTGACAGCGAAACAATCAGCCAGCTTTTGGAGCGTTCGCCCGAAGCGGTAGAATTGCTTAACAAAAAGCTCGGTACGACCTCCGACAAGCTGGAAGAGATGGCGTCGTCCAGAACAATGACGGTCGCAGATCTAAAGGCGGCGTTTGTAGACAACGCCAGCATTATTGAGCAAAAGTTTGGGGGCGTTCAATACAGAATTACAGACGCCTTGACTGTCATCCGAAGCGAATGGGGACTCTGGCTGACGCAGATGGACAGTACGCTCGGAGTGACGAACACTATCGCAAATGCGATGGTGAAGTTCTCCGACACGGCGATGCGCGTCATGAACCGCGTCCGAAACGCCGTGCAATGGCTGAGCGACAAACTGGGTGGCAGCGAGAAGCTACTGAAGCTCCTGACTATCACGGTTGGAGCATTCCTCATAGCGAGCAAGGCGGACAAGGTGATTGGCTTCTTGAAGAACGCCGGCTCTCTCCTTGGCAAGCTCAAAACCGGCCTCGGTGCCATCAACCTCAAGGTCGTCGCCATCGCGGCGGTCATCATCATTCTGGCACTGCTGATCGAGGACTTCGTGAACTTCATGCAGGGCAATGACTCTCTGCTCGGTTCGATGCTCGAAAAGGCAGGTATTGACGCCGACAAGGTGAGGGAGACCATTCAAAACGCATTCCAGAAAGTCAAGGATTTCCTAATTACCGCGTGGGGAGTCATCAAGACAGTTCTCACGACGGTATGGAATGTTCTCAAGACGGTGGCTACGTCTGTCTTTGGCGGACTCCAACGGTTCTGGGAGAAGCATGGCGAACAGATCATGACCGCCCTCGCAAACATCTGGACCGGCATCAAAGACCGCCTGATCTTGGTGTGGAACATCATCAAGACTGTGGCGATGGTCGTTTTTGGAGCGCTCAAGAAGTTTTGGGACACATGGGGAGAGTCGATCTTGACTGCGTTTGAGGCAGTCTGGAACGTCATCAAGGCTGTGTTCGGCACTGCCTTTGATGTGCTGGCCGACTTGTTCGCCGCATTCTCCGCACTGTTTGCCGGAGACTGGGAGGGCTTCTGGGAGAACATCAAGCAGTATTTTGCAGACCTCTGGAACGGCATCCTGAACATTCTCGGCACTATCCTGACCGGCATCTGGAACGTCGTCAGCAGCGTGTGGTCGAAGATCTGGGAGATCGTTTCCAACATTGCGACCGGCATCTGGGAGTCTGTGACAACCGCGTTCACGAATATGTGGAACGGTGTCACGACGACCGTAGGCAACATCAAGCAGTCCATCGTGGACGGCTTCACCGCCGCAATCGACTGGATCAAGAGTCTGCCTGCTCAGGCGTTACAGTGGGGCGCCGACATTATCAACAACATTGTCGAGGGCATCAAGGGCGCGGTCGGTAAGGTCGGAGAGGCAGTCTCCGGCGTCGCCAGCAAGATCAAGGGCTTCCTCGGCTTCTCCGAACCGGATGAAGGCCCGCTGAGTGACTTCCACACCTATATGCCCGACATGATCGACCTGATGACCAAGGGCATCAGCGCGGGCAAGGCCAAGGTACGCGATGCGCTCGGCGCTCTGACGGGCGATATGTCCATCATGGCGCAGGCCAACGTAGCCAGCCCCACCACGGCGCGGACGGCTATGGGCAGCAACAGCGTCAGCAAGAGCGTCGTGCAGAACGTGAACATCAACAACAAGTTCGAGGGCGACCGTGCCGGCCAGCAGAAGTCCGCAGCGGCGATGGATAAGGCCGCAGGCGACTCTACGGGCGAGATGGCCCGCGCCCTCGCGTATGCAAGGTAGGTGACGTAGATGGCAAGAGCAAAAAGACCTGTCACCATTGCAGGCATCGAGTTCGACGCGCTTATCAGCGAGGAGCACGGCTACGAGGCTACCGTTCCTGAGTATGCCGTTGAGAGCGGCTTCTCAGTCAGCGACGCGATCATCCACGGCGCCGAAACGCTGAACATGGTCCTCTATGTCACCGATACTCCGGTCACATGGAGAAGCCACAGCGGGCGCGGCCGTGTTGAGCAGGTCACGAAGCGGCTGGAGGAGCTGTACTACGCCGCCGAGCCGGTCACAATCGTCACCAGCGACGCCACCTACACCAGCATGGCGATTGAGAACCTGACCATCAGCAAGAGCGCCGAGGTAGGCTACGCCCGAGAGATCCCAATTTCGTTCCGCAAGATTCGCATTACGACGGCGCGGACGACGACCATCCCCGCCAGCTACGGCAAGAGCGGTGCGACCGCCGCTTCTGCAGGCACGGCCAACACGTCCAGCGGGAGCAGCGGAAGCTCAGGCTCCGGTAGCTCCGGCGGCTCCGGTTCGGGTTCTGGCTCTGGCAGCGGCTCCGGCAACAGCAAGTCGAGCATCCTCTATGGTGCCGCAAAGTCAATCGGCCTGATTTCATGAGGAGGGAAACGAGATGGAATATACGATCATCGAAGTCCCAGACCTCAACGACAGCATGAGCCGTGTCGTTCTGAATGGCAAGGCGTATCTGATTCGGTTCACATGGAACGACCGCGGCGGCTTCTGGAAGTTCGGCCTCTATGACACGCAGAGTCAGCCTATCGTCATCGGCATCAAGATTGTGCCGAGGTTCCCTATGAACCTGTTCTACGGCGTGACCGCGTTGCCAAGCGGTGTTTTCGGTGTGATGACCAAGCTGGAGCACATCGGGAGGAATGATTTTCTCGACGGGAAGGCCAGCTTCGTATTCTGCCCTGCGGAAGATAGCGACTGACCCACTTTTCTATCCGTCCTACGGACTGTCCGCGGACGCTCCGTGGGACGGTCACGCATGAAATCCGAGGACAGTCCGCGCATAACCGTAACCGTAACCGTAACCGTAACCTATACCGTAATCTAACCTAACCAGTAAATATATTTGGTGTGCGTTTTGCAAACGCACGAGCGTGTTTTCTTTGCTTATTTTTCGTGATTTTGCTTTTTGAGCAAAGTCGTTTGTAAAACGAGAGGGGGGGGATTTTGATGCCTGCGAACTTCGACAGAGAGTATCGCTTGGCTGCAGGTAAAGCCGGCGGCATGGGCTTTGAGATTGGCGAGAAGTCGAAGAGCCAGCCCGTCCCGCTGCACATCAATTTCTCCATTGAGCGCACCGACCTTGAAACGCAGAACACGGGGCGCGTGACCGTCTGGAACTTGAACAAGGAGCACCTTGCCACTCTGGACGAAAAGGACTGCGTCCTGTCCCTGAAGGCGGGCTACGGAAGCCGTATGCCGCTGATTTTCGCCGGCATCGTCACAAACTGCGTCACGACCCACGACGGCGCAGACCGCAAGACGGAGATCGAGGTGGTAGACAACCTCGTCGAGATCCGCGATACCTACGTCACGATTTCGTATGTGGGCACGGTGAACTGGAAGACCATCTTCGACGATGTGGCAAATCAGATGGGTGTGGCGGTGACGTATTCGTACAATGCCGAGTTTGCCGACATCGCCAACGGCTTCAGCTTTGTTGGCCTTGCCCGCGACATCATGACGAAGGGCTGCGCCTGCTGCGGCCTCGTGTGGAGTCTGCAGAACGGCGTCATGCAGGTCAAGAAGCCGGGGGATGTCATGAGCCGTGAGGTCTTCGTTCTCTCTGAGGACTCTGGGCTGCTGGGCATCCCTGCCCGCGTCACCGAGGCCAACTCCGAAACGAGCGATAAGACCAGCATCGGGTGGGAGGTCGAGTTCTTCCTGAACGGGGCCATCCACATTGACGACTATGTGAAGCTGGAGAGCAAGACCGTCACGGGTTATTTCCGCGTCGCCAAGCTGACGCAGGCCGGGGACAATATCTCCGGTGACTGGACGTGCACGGCGCGACTTATGGAGGTGCAGGGGTAATGATGCAGGAGTTTGTGCAGGAGATCCAAAACACCGTCCAGCGTGGGCTTCGCGGCATCCATACGGCCATGCCGGGGCAGATCGTCAGCTTTGACGCCGCAAAGGGCATCGCAACGGTCAAGCCCGCGATGAAGTTCAAGAAACCGGACGGGAAGACGATGGATTTCCCGCAAGTCACCGGCGTTCCGGTCGTATTCCCACAGGGGAACGCACAGGGCGCAACAGTCGCTTTTCCGGTCAAGCCCGGAGATAGCTGCCTTCTGGTGGTGGCTGAGCAGAGCCTCGACTACTGGCAGTACGGGCAGGAAACCAGCACGGATCTGGCCTTCGACATGACGAACGCGATTTGTATTCCCGGCCTGTTCGCCCAAGGGAACCCCGTGGTCGCGGATGCCTGCGCCCAAAATGCGGTCATCGTCGATGTCAAGGGAACCCGCCTGACGGTCAAGGGCGGCTCCGTGACGATTTCTGCGCCCGAAGTCACCGTCGAGGGCAACCTGACTGTGACCGGCAGCCTGTCGTATTAGGCCCGTAGAAGTTCGCTACGAGCTTTCAGGCGAAAGCAACAAATCTACACCCATGAGGCGCTACGACACCGTCTGGGTGATTTCTGGCGATTCCAGACTACTTCTTGGAGGGGGTATTCACCGTGTTAGACATCAGACTGAATGAGGACGGCGATATTGCCATCTCCAAGAATGGCGACATCTCCACGACGGAGAGCGTCAGACAGGCCGTAATGATTCGGCTGCGCTGGATTTATGACGAGTGGCGGCTCGGCCCTGAGCTGGGCTTCCCATGGTTCGAGGAAGTGTTCATCAAGAACCCGAACACCATCAAGATTAAAACGCTCGTGAGAGACGAGATCCTGAAAGTGAAGGAGGTCAAGGCGGCGACGGTCACGTCGGTCGATTACAACCCGGCAAAGCGAACGGCGACGTTCCGCTACACCGTCACCGTAGGAGAGGACACGTTTAGAGAGGAGGTAACGCTGTATGGCTGATTATGGCCTGACCCCACAGGGGCCGAATATCAAGCGGCTGGATGTCATTCTGGAAGAAATGCACTCGGGGCTGTCGGAGAAATGGGGCGTGAACACGCGCCAGAACCCTGAGTCCCTGCTGAACCATCTGCTGACGAATGTGGCCGACGCCATCGCTGACCTCTGGGAGTTTGGCGAAGCGGTGTACTTCTCACAGTACCCGGCTACTGCAGAGGGCCGAAGCCTCGACAACGCCGCGCAGTACGGCGGCTCCACCCGTGAGGCCGCAGCGAAGTCGTATTACCCAATTCATTGTACGGGCAAGGACGGCACGAAGCTGGCCGCCGGTACGAGGATTTCCTCCGCGACGAACCCGACAACCTATCTGAGTATCACGGACACGAGAGAAATCAGTCGTACGTCGTTCAATCGTGCCTGCATCAAAATCGCGTCCCTCGGAACAGAGAGTGTTTACACCGTAGCCATCAATGGCGCGGTGTTTTCTTATAGCCCGACGGCGGCGGACACGCTCACGGTGCTGAAAGGCATCGCGGCGGCCATCACCGACGAGAAGTTCACGGCCTCCGTGGACGAGACGAATGAGTTCCTGAACATCGAGGCGGCAGACATCGCCTCGAACAATGTGCTGATTCTCTCCGAGAACCTGACCACGGAGACGGTGACGTCGATCATCACCTTCGGCACCGAAGAGAACGGCGACATCCTGATTCCTGGCGGGGTCATTACGAACATCGTCAACGCCGACGCTGGCCTGCTGGCCGTCGAGAACCTCTGCGGCTACATCGCGGGCCGTGACGAAGAGACGGACGTTGAGTTCCGCCAGTCCTACGCGGACAAAATCTTCAACCGTTCGAGCAATATGCTTGAGAGCATCCGCTCCGCAATCCTGCTGAACGTGCAGGGCGTCCGCAGCGTCGCCCCGTATGAGAACGCAACGCACCAATGGTATGTGGACGGCGCCTATCTGGACGTGAAGGACGTGACCGAAACGCCTGCAGGCGACATCGTCCGTCCGCCGCACAGCGTCGAGATCGTGGTCGATGGCGGCGACTCGAAGGAAATCGCGCAGCAGATCCTCGCCAACAAAGCGGGCGGCATCAACACGGTCGGCGAGACCGTCGTGGTTCTGCCCGGTGAGTACGACGAGGAAATCACGATCCGGTTCAATCGGCCGACGACGATTTACACATGGTTCCGCCTGGGCATCACGCTCAACCGCTCCGAGGCTTTGCCGCCGAACTACGTTGACCTGCTGAGAGAGGTCGTCCTGAAGAACATGGACGCTCTGGATGCTGGCAAGGATGTCGTTCCGCAGCAGTTCATGAGCCAGCTTTACAAAGCCTGCTCTGGCATCAGCTATATCGACATTCAGCTTTACGCTTCGGCGGACGCCTCCGATGAAAAACCCTCCAAGTACCCCGACCGCAGTAAGAACATTACGGCGCGTCAGCGGGCCTACACCAAGGAGGAGATGATCGAGGTGGAGATTGATGGCTGATTATGTAGCGACCCTGAAAAACGACCTTGTCGAGCAGTTCCGAGGCAAGGCCAATATCGAGGCGCTCATGGAAGTCATAGGCGCCCAGCTTCAGCAGGTGTATGACTTCTACGACCAGCTTCGGCAGGACAGGGGAGTACATACAGCCGTTGGCAAGCAACTGGACGGTGTCGGCGACATCGTCGTGATGACCAGAATGGAGGCCGGCAAGCTCGCTGGCGACCCGATCCCGTTCGAGGTCATCGACGACGAGACCTACCGCCGGTATCTGATTTACAAAATCCTGAAAAACACCTGCGATTGCACCTACCCCGACATCATCAAGGCGTTTCGGATGTTCTGGGATCGGCCTCTGTACTACAAGGAAGATCCTGCAGAACCCGCGACGATGATTTTCGACACCGGCGAAATGGATGGCACCGTCGATACGACGCCGCTGTTCACCACGCCGCTGCTCCGCGCCGCTGGCGTTACCTTGAAGCTCTACGCTCGGACGAAGACCGAGATGGAGACGGCAAAGCTCTACATTCTGAGCGGCCTCGGCTTTGCCGTCACGGAAACGCTGCTGCCCATCCTCGAACGCGATATTGATTACCACGCCCATGTGTACGTCAGGGGCGGGTATTCGACCATCGCCGAGGACACGCTCCCCGGCGTCGAGCGAGACTATAAGTTTGGCTTCAAACTCCATCTGGGCGCCGGTCTGCAGGCGGTCTTGGAGAGTACGCTGCCCAATCAGGAGCGCGAAGTGTCCTATGACACCTCTGTTTGCGCTGGAAGCGCGGTTCAGAGCGTCATGGAGACGAGAATCACCGACATGGTGATGAAGTCGGGGAAGATGGCCTCACCGCAACGGTCTGCTGCGAAGCGCACGAAACTCCAAAACCTCCGAGCCGTCGCGGATCGCTTGAAGCGAAAAAGCACGGCAGAGGGCAGGAGCGCCCCGAAAGCAGAGTCCAATAAAACGATTGAAGGAGGAACACAGAAATGAGCTACTATGGCGGAACCGTAACGGTCGCCGGCCGCAATCTCATTACGAGCCTCATGGCCGGGAAGACGATTGAGTTCACCCGCATCATGGTCGGCTCTGGTGCCATGCCGGAAGGCGTCGAGCCTATCGACATGGTCGCGCTGGTCACTCCGGTTGCGGAGGGCGTTTCGTCCGTCCCGACTGTGGAGAACGGCGTACTGAGCATGGTGGTCGAATACCGCAACGACCTGAATGGCGGTTTGCAGGAGGGCTTCTGGCTCCGCGAGTTTGGCGTATTCGCCAAGACCGAGGACACCGAAGAGATCCTGCTCTACTACGCAACGCTGGGCGACAGCCCGCAGCCGGTCAATGCCTACAAGGATAACCGCATTGACATTCGGCGCTATCCCATTTCGATTGCCCTTGAGCTGGATGCCGACGTCCAGATTACCTACAACCCCGGCGCGTTCATCACGTCCGCTGAGGCTGAGGAGCTGGTGCGGACGATGGTTCAGGAGGCGATCAGCGGTGTCGGCACCGCAATCATCAAAGACATCACGATTCCCCGCACCGGCTGGACATGGCAGGAGGAGAATCCTGATGAACAGGGCGCGTGGGACATGGACGAGTATCGCTACTACGTCGATGTTCCCGTGACGGAGGCTGCGGAAACGCAGTTCCCGAACGTCGCTCTGCATAAAGCGGCCCTTGAGACCGCGAAAAACGCTGGCCTTTGCCCGACGGTGCAGACCCTTGCCGGTGCGCTGCGCTTCTGGGCAAAGAGGAGTCCTGACGAGGATATGGAGGCGACCATCGCCCTCGTATCTCCCGGTGCCAGCAGCAGTGGGGGAGGCGGAGGCTCGACCTATGTGCTGCCCGTGGCTACGGCAACGCGGCTCGGCGGCGTAAAGATCGGCAAAGGTATCTCTGTGGCAGCGGACGGCACGATCACCGCATCGACCAGCGGCGTCAGCCCCGACGACATGGCCTCCACCGAAGACACGGAATCCATGCTGGACGAAGTCTTCCCCTCTGAGGACGAGAACCCATAAGCTACCGGCAAAGACCATTGAGAGGAGCGATTAAATGGCATACGACACCTCTAAACTCGCAAGCCTTCAGGCTCTGAAAGACACGGCTACCCGTATCAAGAAAGAGTATCTGGCGGCTATCTCCAAGGCGGGTCACGCTTCGTTCCAGAAGGCCGAAGCCATCCCGACCGCGGAGGAGGCACAGGAGAATATCCTGTACCTTGTTAAGAACACCGAGACCAGCCACTACGACATCTACGCTCTGGTAGACGGCACGGTGGAACTGCTGGATGACACCACGGTCAATCTCGACGGTTGCGTGACCGACGAAGAGCTGGCAACGGCTCTGGCCGGTCTGGGCGGCGGCGCACTCTATGAGGGCACGAAGTCCGACCTGTCCGCATCCGACAGCAGCATCATCGAGGCGTACTTCGCGGCGCACACCGACATTACCCCGAAGGCGGGCGATGTGTTCGTTGTGACCACCATCGTCGGCGACAAGGAGTACGAGAAGTCTGCGTACCAGTACACCGGTACGGCGTGGGAAGCGATGACCGGCAACGTGGACGCCGACAAGGTCATCATGCGCGAGAACCTGATGCTGGCGGGCGATTACGACCGCATCGGCAACTGGACGAAGGATAAGAACGGCACGGCCACAAAGGAAGTGTCTGGCAAGTCCGTCGCGGCGATCCTGAAAGACCTGACCTCGAAGACCCTTCAGCCGACCATCACGGCGAACCCGTCCATCAACGGCTTCGGCCTGAGCGGTGCGGGCGCAGTGGAAGCCGGTACTGCGGTTGCAACCGCGTCCTATCTGGCTGCCACCCTGAACCCCGGTTCCTACAAGTACGGCCCCAAGGCCGGTACTGGCGTCGTGGCGTCCAACTGGAAGGTTGAGCGTATCACCGACGGCGGCACCGAGCAGGTGGCCTCCGTGGATGCCGCGTCCCCTGCCTGCGGGCAGCGACAACAACGGCGGCAACGGCTTCATCATCGGCGACGCTGGCGGCGATAACGCTGTGGCAAGCCTGAAGTACCGCGTGACCGCGACGCACGGTGCCGGTGTGCAGGCCGAGGACAACCTCGGCGGCGCGTCCAACCCCGCTGTTGCGATTGCGGCTGGGTCTAAGACGAAGGACTCCGCTGCGTACACGCCGTTCCGTAACTACTTCTTCGGCGCAACCGCCGAGAAGCCGGCTCTGGACAGCGCGTACATCCGCGGCCTGACCAAGTCCGGCAAGGCATACGCTCCTGGCGTCATTACCGTCAATGTTCCCGCTGGCGCTAACCGCGTCGTGATCGCCTGCATCGCCGGCAAGACCGGCGTGAAGAAAGTCATCAACGAGACTGCACTGAACGCAGACGTGACCGATACCTTCACCAAGAAGACTGTTGCCGTCGAGGGCGCTAACGGCTACACCGCAAAGGACTACAACGTGTGGGTTTTCGAGCCGGCCGTTCCGTACGAGAACGCTGCCGTCCTGAAAGTCACGCTCGGTTGAGAGGAGGGAATGAAATATGGCAGTCAATAACACCCAGAACAACTACGCCAAGATGGAGTTCCCGCTGACGATCAAGCGGCAGGATGCGTTCAGCATCGACCCCACCGAGATCTGGCCCTCTCTTGAGGCAGCTCAGGAGTACGCACAGACCAACCCCACAGCTTACGTCGGCCAGAAACTCTCTGTCGTCGTGGATGGCGTGTCCACGCCGTATCAGATCAAGAACGCGGCTGGTGAGCTGGAACCCCTCGGCGGTACGCCTGCGACCGACGAGGAAGTAGCAGAGATGTTTAACGAAGTGTTCAATTCTGGGGCAACCGGGAACTGATGCTGCGGTGAACAAATATTTTTAATCATCATTAGGAGGAAAACGCAATGGCTTACGACAACACCCATCTGGTAAAACTGGCAGCCCTCAAGGCTCTGGCTGAGAAGGTAAAGAGCGACTACGCTCTGAAGACTGACTTGACCGCTCTGAGCGGCCGCGTCGATAACCTCGTCGCTGCTGGCGGCGAGCCCAACGTCCTGACCGGCATCAAGGTCAACGGCGCCCTGCTGGAGCTGACTGAGAAGATCGCCGACATCCTGATCGCTGAGGGCAAGACCAACGGCACTATCTCCGCCAACGGCGTTGATATTCCCGTTCACGGTCTGGCGGCTCTGGCCTACAAGTCCGAGGTTGCTGAGAGCGATCTGGCTGCCGCTCTGAAGGCCATCATCGACGCCAAGGCGAAGCAGGCCGATCTCGACACCCTGACCGGTGAGGGCGAAGGCTCCATCAAGAAGATGATCGACGACGCCTTCAATGACTTCTCCACCAAGGTCAGCGATGACGGTGTCGTCAACTCTTACAAGGAGTTGATCGACTGGGCTGCCACCCACGGCGCTGAGGCGACCAAGCTGACGAAGGGTATCTCTGAGAATAAGACCGCCATCGCCAACCTGAAGAAGTATGTCGGTACTCTGCCCGAAGGCGCTACCGCTACCGATGTCGTCGGTTACATCGCCGCGGCGCTCTCC